AGTTGCTTCATTTAATGTAACTCTTGTCAAGTTACCGCTTGTGGCATTGTGAGACGTAACTAAACAAGTGATTTTACAGTGCCTGCCAGTTTGATTAATGTTGTCTTGGATTTGAAATACTTTGTTTCGGATGGCTCTATCAGTGATTGTATCGCAATCATCGAATAGACACAACGATTCTCTTAAATCTTCAATGTTAATTGGTCTTGTCAGAAAATCTGGGTTTTTAATTTTGATTCGTTTTAAGTATTTTAATTTGTCTAGGGGTATCGCATTATCTAATGCAGAAAATACATACACATTTCTTTTATGGAATTTTTTTTTGTACTGCTTAATGTATTCTCTACAGAACCATGACTTTCCTGCGCCGCTCATGCCACTGACATAAACAACTTCTCGTTCTTGAGAGTCATCAATCGTTTTTTCAAACTCGTGGTCTCCTTCTAAAGATATTTCCATTTGCCCATCTGGAACACTATGCGTGTACATATACAGGGTCTTTTGTTTTTTACTTTTCTTGTCTGTGTTATTAACAACTGCTATAGGCGTGCCTTCGAAGTCTGGATAATTAATAAACGATAATGACATATATAATACAAACATATATTTATTTATTTAAATTTTGTTGGATTTTAATACAATACTTTGTTAAAAATTGGTGTTTCTTTAAATGTCTTTTGACTAACATTTTTTTACAGTATTCGCATTGAACTTTCTCTTTGGATTTTTTCTTGACTTTTTCAGCATTATTTATATAATATTGTCTTGATCTTTCTTTAAGTACACCAGCATTGTCAATGCTATATTGTCTGCTATATAACCGGGCGTAAACTTTTATTTTTTCAGCATTATCAATTGCATATTGTTTTTTTGATCTTGATGCTCTCCTGGTATTCATATTTGCTTTCAATTCGAACATAACTTTGTCTTCTTCTAATTCGGCTTCTCGTTTATTATCACATGGATATTCCTTTAGTTGAATCATATTAAAACTTTCGAAGCCTCCATTTTGACGTATCATAGTATACAACTTTCTATAATATTTCTTACTTTTTTCATTATCTGTACTGGATTTATGATTATATTTCCTCTTAGTAAAATCGGTGGTTGAACCAACATAAACAAGAGATTCATCTAATTGGTGTTGAATTTTATAAATAACTAATCTAGAATAGTTTACTGCTTTACGTGGCATTCTAATATATCTCATATTATGTCTTTATATACCATTTATTCTACGAATAAATTAAATGAGTGAGAACCGATATATAGATCTCCACTTCCAACCAAATTGTTTGTTGATCTTACTAGAACACTTGGTTTATGATTGATTAATGGGTCGTATGTATCTGATTTTATGACTTGTGTGTTTTTATCTGGCTTATGGAGCATTGACACAACATCTCTGTCGCTTCTAATTGTGTGTACATTCTTCTTCTCTTTTTTTCCAAAAGTGGCAGGGTTCACTTGTATGTGCTCCATCACCAAACCTTTTTTGTTTAATTCACGCCCGACAAACGAACCCTGACTATGTGATACATTTTTATCAACCTTTCCATATTTTTCGATTGCTTTCTTCTGTGTAGTCTGCGCATTCTGAAAACGCTTTGTTGATTTGTATTGCCCCATGATTGCCTTAGCATTATTCGTCCAATCTCTTACAGTATTCCCCGTGCCACGGTTCACAACAATTGTTTTTTTAGTCGCTGGATTGTAAAAAACTTTATTTTCTGCTGTTGATAAGTTTTTATCTAATTTATATCCATCTATTTCCTCTACTTGCTTGTTCTTTTTATAAGAAGACTCTATCAATTTTTGGACATCGCCATGCTTCATCTTGTAGTATAAAGATATATATTAAATTTATAAAGTGATAGTATTCATTAAAATCGTGACAAATTACAAATATAGCATAAAGAATATCAAGTTCCATTTTAAGAATACATTTCGAGATATTTCTAAATAAATAAAATATCTAATTATATATATATGTCGATGTTAAATCAGGAACTCGAAAATTCTCTTCCATCTCAGGTTTATTATGATGTTCAAGTAAGCAACTTTGGAAATGCAACAACAAAACCCAATCCCTTCCATTATAACGATACTAGAAATAGCCCATATTTGTATAACCCAGAAGGTTACGAATTGAGCATTATTCGTTTTAGTATTGACACTGGAGGGGTTCCCGTTTTTATCCCAGAAATCCAACCGAACCAACCAGACAGAGATTTAACGGTGTATAAAGTTTCATTGTCTTACTTTGATGGATCAACTACTTTCTATGGGAATGCAGATATCATATGGAGACCTCAAGATTTAAGTGTTTCAAAACCGATTCCACCAAGCGAATCTAAAAATAAATTACAAGACAACAATGGTGGCTACTATAACTGTTATGCGTATAGCTGGTTTGTTGAATTAGTCCAGAAAGCATATGTCGATGCATTCCAAGATTTATTTATCAATTTAGGAGGTACACTACCAGAATCAGATAATAAAACTGAAGATTTAAAATTGCCAATTATTTATTGGGACACTGAAGCAAACAAAGCAATTATACAAGCACAATTCAATTTTTATGATTTAAAGAATGTATCAAGCGATCCGTCGACTCCACATGCAGGTATGTACATGAACAAATCTTTATATAACATATTTAACTCATTTCCCGCCAAAAAATTATCTGACAATGATACACTCAATCACGCCAATTACCAAATTGAATTATTTTCTGTATTGACCATCAATGTATCCCAAATTCAGACCGACCCGAATTCGTCCGCTGCTAGCACAATTCATCCATTTATAACATTCCCTCAAGAAACATCCACTGTCTTCAATTGGTCGCCCATAACTGCTTTGGTTTTCACATCAAATACTTTGCCCGTGAATCCAAATCAAGTTTCAACCCCATTGATTTACAATGAGAACTCACTTTCTTTTAGCAGGGGCGGTAGTAATTCGGCGACAGAAAACATCGTAACTGATATTGTTTCGAGTGACGGCCAATACAGAGGAGGTATTGTGTATACTCCTTCTGCTCAATATCGAAAAATAACCCTCTTTGGAAACCAACCGCTTCATAACTTAGATTTGAATATTTATTACAGATTAAAAACGGGTGAAATGATTCCATTTCGTTTATCTGAAGGGGGAGCGTGCACCTTGAAATTGTTGTTTGAGAAAATCAGATAATTTAGAAGAAAAAAAAAGTTATATATTTTTTTTTCTTTTGGTAGTATATAATGACAAGTTCGTTCAAGACAATTCTTGTGAAGGACTCCAATATTGCTGATTTAACTTCTGATTTAAATTTTGCTGTTGAATCGGGTGCAGCTTCTACCACTTATCAGCAATTCCCGGCTTCGTCTGTAAGCAGTTCGAGCATGATTTTCCAAGTCCAAGTTCCAAGTGAAAATATTGTTCTAGGGCGCGACCCTCTCCTAAGGTCGTCTATCGAATTCACGATGACTGTACGTAATGTAGTAGCTTCCACTACTGAAGCGGGAAAATATTTAAATTATGGATTGACTGACTCGTTTATGCCATTTCCATTAAGTTCTCTTATGACTACGGCTACGGCCCAAATCAATAACACAACAACCAGCGTAAATCTTCAAGATGTGCTTCCGCAATTCCAACGACTAAATAATGATGCATTGACACAAAAATATAACAACATGACTCCGTGTATGCCGGATCAAAATTATGCACAATATAGTGACGCAGCTAAAACCAATTCGAATTGTATGGGGTCATACAGCAATGCTGGATACAATAACGCATTAGTACCACGAGGTGCATTTCCAGTGGAGATTACCTATAAGCAATATAATCCATCGCCTTTTGATACAGCAACCCCCCCCGTGGCTAGGGACAATACTATTCCAGTTGCCACGGGTGACATCGCAAATACAAGTCAAGATGTTGGTAATTATTGTGTTATTACAATCAAAGCAGTTGTTTCTGAGCCATTATTTTTATCGCCGTTCACATGGTGCGAACCAGAGCATAATGCTCAAGGTCTTCTAGGAATAAACAACATGAATTTCAATTTTTCAATGGATTCCACTATGAAACGATTATGGAGCACATCTCAACTGCAAAGCAGTGTATCGGTGTACGACGCAGCTTCAAAAGCTGGATCGCACTATACAACAATGACTGCTGGTATCGACGGTGGAAATTTGTTTTCTGAACAACCATCTCTCTTATTTAAGTTTTTATCAACTCAACCAAGCGACAAAGTAGAAACCAAAAATGTATGTCCTTACATGGATTTCCCTCGTTATTTGACTTCTCAAGCGAATACTACCAGTGTTGCTTCTAATAGCTCTGTAACATTGACTTCGAGCAATCTACAAATCAATCAAATTCCAGATAAATTTGTGATCTGTGTTCGCAAACCAATGACCTCTCAAGGCCTAGGCGATTCTAATTCCTTTTTAGCAATCGAAAGTGTGTCTTTGAATTTCAATAATCAATCTGGATTACTTTCGTCGGCCTCCAAACAAGACTTATGGCGAATGTCTCAAGAAAATGGTTCTGAACAATCTTGGTATGAATTTTGTGGACAGGCATTTGATAACAACGCTGGTGGATTAAGTACGCCGGGTCTTGTTCAAACCGTTGGTTCGTTACTTGTTATTAGCCCACCTCGCGACATGTCGCTACCCGACTATTTGACAAGCGGTTCTTTAGGCAACTTCAATCTCCAATTCAGCATTTCGGTCAAAAATTATTCATCCGGCACTATTACACCAGAAATATGTGTCATCGCTGTGAATTCTGGCCTATTCGTAACCCAGCAAGGCGTCTCAAGTGTTTACACTGGCATTCTAACAAAAGAAGCGGTATTGAATGCCAAAGATAAAGAACCAGTTCCTTCGAAACAGGTTGAACGATTAGTAGGAGGAAAACTCGGTAACAAACACCTCGCATCTATTGCGAAAGGGGTGGGCAAGGATGCTGTGAGACGGGTCCACGAAGAAGTTAATGGAGGGTCAATGGGTGTCCATGCATCAGGCGGTGGTTTAAGTGGGTTATATTAATCTCCCAAAATGATTATTTATAATGAATTTCTATAAAATAATATATAAACATTTTTTTTCTTTAGTAAGTATATATGCCATCGAATAAAATACACGAACTCGATTTAAGTCCTGATGCCTCGAAAGGTAAACAAGAAATGCTTGTAGGGGGCGGTGAATTAAAAAAGTATGCGTCTAGCGGAAACAGTGGAGCCTACCCAAGTCTAGAACTAAGAGAAAAAGGTGAAAAGCAATTACGTGGTAATTTAGAAGGTGGAAAAGTGAATCGCCTCAAAAAAGCAACCAAGTGGCGCGATTTCAGTGTAGATACGATCAAAGATGGAATTGGTGTTGCTGATAAAGCTTTAGGTGTTGTCGCAAAAGGAAAGATGCTAGGAATGGGCGAGAAAGATGAAGCAAAAAAGGCACAAGCGAAGGCAGCCGTCAAAAAAATTGTTAAAAAGTATAAACCGGTTGTGAAAAAAGCAGTTACAGAAGTAGTCAAACCGGTTGTTAAAAAAGCAATTAAAAAAGTGGTTGACAAAACGAAAACAGAACCTGTTGTTGGTGCTGGTGATAAACCAAAGCGCCCCGTGTCTAAATGGATCATTCATGTTAAAGATTACGCCGCTAAAAACAATGTGCCATATAAACAAGCACTCAAGGACTCTAGGGAAACATACAAAAAATAGTTGTGTTTTTAAATGTTCTACTAATATATATGCCTTCTTTTCCAGATGCTAAGAGAAAGGAACTGAATCCAATGAGGCATATTCGCAAGGAAGTGTCGCGAAATATGAGAAAGCATAACGACACGTCTGACCCAATTGCCGAAACAGCAGAAGAAGCAGAAAGTTATGAAAAATCCAAAGACGAATTAGATAACATTTTATATTTTGGATATGATATTTTGGAAAAAATAAATAATGCGAATAACATTTTGTTGCTGTACAAAAATGCCATGAAATCAAAATCAAAATACGAACCAAAGTCTCAACCATTAGCTAAAAGAAGAGGTAGACCTAAGAAATCCCTCGAAGATTTAAATTTGGAACTCAAATCAACAGAATCGGACATCACAAGCAATAATGAAGTTTCACGTCTCGCTTCAACACAAGAGGATCAGAAGTATAAAAAAATAAAAACGAAACTGACAGCAAAGAAGAAACAACTTGAGGGACTAATCAAAAAAGCAGAAGAGGAAGGAACAATACCAGAAAAAGCAGAAGACACAGCAGAAGACAAGGCAGAAAAGAGGGTAGAAAAATCTCTTCGTCCTAACTTGTCTGGCAAAGGAGAAGACTCAGAAGAGGAAGAGGACCAAGAAGGGGATTCTGTTAGAAAGGTTGATCCATTTACAGAAAACCTTGGTTTTCCACAATTAGATGTATCTGCTGAGTTAGGAAAGTTATATAGGCGTGTCAAAAAGGTCCCCACTTATTTGTCAAAGTTACGTGTCTCTAAAATGAGTGTGGATGATGTGAATTCACTTGAGGATAGAAGTGAAGATTTAGCGAAATTTAAAAACACATTGGAATCCTATATTGAGAACAGAATAGACATATTAGGTACGTTAATTGATTTTACCCCGGCATTGAACAATGATGATTTAATTAAGAAAGTAATCAATCGATTGAAAGACCAATATCAATCTGTTTCTGAAGTGTTAATAAATGCTTTGAATCAACTTGAAACACTGTCCAACAAAAAAAATGTGAAAGCAATAATGGGTAAAAAAGATATAAAATTGAAAGGTGCTGGAAATTGCTATGATGAATGTGACCCGATTCCGTTTGTATATGCATTAAAATATGACCCACAATACCAGACGAAAAAGTATCTTGTTACGTCATGAAATGCTTGTCTTTTTTTTGGCCTTTTTCAGAGAACAATCATTAAAAATAAACTGTAGTATATATGAGCGATGATAGTTGGTCCACTGATATAGAGTCCGTATTACAAGACATCCGAATAAATTCCGTTAGTTTTACAAAGTACCATAAATCCATGTAC